ACATCCGAGTGGTTCAGGGCCAACAGGGCCACCAATGCCACCGACACCAATTAAATTAAATTTATTAAAATCAATGAAAATAGGACAGAGTTTCGAATAATGGCATTAGTTAGAAGTATGTTACAAAACGAATTGGGATCGCATTTTGCAAAAAACCCAGCAAGTGGAATACCACAGGGACAAAACATTGCAAAGGCATATAAGAATTATTTACAGAGTGCACAAAATACTGGAGGGTTTCCCTTTTCTACAGTTATGACTGAACCTTTTGGTATAAATATGGGTCAAATTTTTGAAGGAAAACTACCTGCGGGTATGACTATTGGTCAGGCACTTGCAGCACAAATGACTAATATGGCATTAACATTTATGAGTGGACAACAAATAGGGCCACCCGTAACACCACCTTCACATTTACCCCAGTTAATGAACTTGTTTAATGCTTATGCGCCATCTCCTATGCAATTTGGTAGGGCGCTTGGTGGAATTATGGATGATTGGACAAAAACTTGGGTTGTAAGCGGATTAATTCCCGGCACACCACCTGTACCTTTTTCGGGACCATTATCATAGAGAAATAATTATGGCAGGAGCAGTACAAAAAAAGATCAATGATGTTGTAAATGAACTAAACAATGCGCCCGATAACCATTTGCTTGCAAGAGAGGGTATTTTAGAATCTATTACTTTGACTAGAGAATTTGCACAAACTATGTTAAATGCACTTTGTGAAAAGTTTACTTCAGCGTCAGGTAGTTATTCATTACCACAAGTATGTGAGAATTTGGCACAACAAAGGGCTATATGTTATGGTGCTAGACAAATTAAAACCACATTTAAAAAATTTGTGTTTCCTACATATGAGGTTGTGAACGGTGCATTGGGTTTATCTGAACCTAATACTTCTTTTATGGGTATAGCAGCATCTCATATTTTAGATGAATATCCAATTACATTAAGTAGTGTGGGTGGGACAACTCAAACAGAGGGACCTAATACTTTTAGTACTTATATTGGTGATTATTATTTTACTAGATCCCGAGTTGATGGAGAATTGGTAGACATAAATTCTAATTTGACTCCTTATACGACACCAGATGGTGATATTCCTTTTGGTAATACTATAGCTTGGGGAGATGATGTATCGGGTGAACAGGCAGCCAATACTTGGAATTATCATTGGGCAAAAGCAAATACTGGTACAGTAGATATAATTAATCCCGGAGCGTATAATGAATTAACAACATTAACTTTAACGGATCATTTAACACAAGGAAGTAATACAGATTATGATCCTGTGGGTCCTCAATTTGGAAATATATTTTATTTAAAAAGACATGCTGATTCAGTAAACACGTTCACTATCACGGGCACTACAACGAAAGGTAGTCAGGAGGTTACTGAGGTATCTGATTCTGATATGGCAAAAGTTAAATATTCGGATGTGATAACTTCTGATAATCTACCTATGGGTTATTATGGCCCGACAAAGATTGCAGCAGCTAAGGCAGCAGAAAGTAAAATTAGAATTACTGATTTGATTTATGATATAGGTACAGTAGAACAGAGTATGAATACTGTTACTTTAACTGGTGGAACTTGGCCGATGGAAGTTGATGGTGGTACAATAGAATTTACAGGGGGTATAGAAGGTGGTGGTAAAGTTATTAGTAGACCCAGTGATATTAAAATAGTACTTTCAACTTCTGCAAATGTGGAATCAGGACAAGCATTTACTTTAACTTATGGAGGAGTTGCTAACTCAAATGGTATAACAACATTTACAATTAATAGTGTTCCTTTCGGTCATGGAAAGGATGATATTTTCTGTCAAGTTAAGGTAACTGCTGAGGGCATCGTTAAAAATCCTAACTGGAAATCTATAGGTGATGGAGTTGGTGGATATAGTGGTGCACATGAGGGACCTGATGATACTTTAACTGCAAATACAACTCAATTTGTGGGACTTTTGGGATTCTATGATCCAGATAATGGTTCTGCTAATGCGACAAACGATTTGACAAGATCAGCCAGAGAAGATTTTTCATCTCAAGGGAAAGAATTTAATGAGACTGATTATCCTAATATAGAAACAAATCCATTTAAACCAGCTGTAGGTATTACTCATCAATCATATAAAGAAGAAAACAATGAACTTACAGGAACCCAACCAGCATCATTGAGTGGTGATGATGTATATACTGGTAGATATATTCGATGGGATGTAAAAAGAGCATCTGCTCAAGGTGCGGAACCGGAACACAGATATTATACAGATAGTGCAGAGAAATTTTATTATGAATTACCTTGTGATTCACAGTATACTTGTGGTACAGCTACTATTGGTGCTACTCATACAATGCCAAACTCAGCTGAACCACCTATTGCAATTACGAAAACTGGGTTATCGGATTGTGTCAGTAGAATACACGGAGCATCCGTTTCATGTGTTGGAGTTACTGTAGATGTATCAGCTACAGGAGATGTTCCTCCAGATGATAATACTACACATCCTGCGTTAAGTGGTAGTTTTAGTCCCCCTTCTGCTGGTTCTACTATAGGAAATTATTATACTGTTGGAGGAGATAATTACATTTATATAAACAGATTGCATTATGAGAATGTTACTTCAGGAAATTCAGGTTGGACTGCTACTCTTAGTACGGATACGACTGTCTTTCCTTGTCGATATAATTTTGCACAGAAACACATATATGAAGGTGGCGGAACGGCAAATTCTACAATGAATGCTGATGTACAGTTTATACGTGATACAGTAGACGATTTACAAGCAATAGATGCATTCCGTGATCCTCTTGTTTCGGGAGCAGAAGCTGGTGGAAGTGGAATATCTGATGTAGATTTTGATACTTATTTGACGACAGAACCTGATGCTGATTTGGCGACATTATCTACTTCATTAACTAATTATCGTAATTCACTTAATAGTCAAAACAGAACGGGTGATAACAATGGAAATAATAATAAAGGGTCAGTAATAACATATGCAAACACGGCATGGGCAGCTTTTCATTCTGAAATGCAAACCTTTCTTGATAACTGTTTAAAACGTGTTACGGAAATAGATGCACGTATTGGAACACCAACTCGTTCAGGAACCCGTGCAACTACTCGTGGTACACCCCCAAAGATCCGTGTGTCGGCAATTCCCTCATCGAATACAACGGGAGGACAGGCACCTTATGGTAGATCGATTTATAATAATGTTAATAATTTATTAGGGAAAGACCTTGACTTGTTAGGTAAGTTAATTCAAGATGTACAGTCATTATCGACACAGATAGATTTGGTGAGAAAAGCAAGAAATAAATTTGAAATGTATAATGGTAGAGATAAGGAGTATTAATCATGGCTAAAAAAGAATCTAAATGGGAACAATCGGCCCCAACAAGAAATGATCTGAAGAATTTATTAGAGTCAACGAAAAAATTTGCTGAGATGTATTTAACTGTTCTTAATGAAAGACGGGATGTTTGGGTAGATCAATTAGAAAAACAGAAGAAGAAAGAGCAAGATGGCTGATTCATTAAAATGGGGTAAATGGACAAATGCAGATGCCGGGACTATTAAAGATATAGCGGAAACTGCTAGTACTTTAGCCGAACAAATTAAAACTACTTCAGTATTAGCTAATGCGGCTATGACTACTGTAAAATGGGTTGCAGAGTTACAATCTGTAAACCCCTTTTTAGCGGCTTTAGATAAACTTGCTGATGAATTACTTAAAGCTATTGGTGATATAAAGAACGCAGGTTATTATTATTTAATTGTTGATCCATATTCACCTAAGAAAAATGTTGAAGCTAAAATTGAGGCAGCATTAGGATGGGAAGTAGTAAGAGATAAAGCAGGAAGAAGACAATATTGGAACCCAAGTGCACCAGATCCTGAGGATACTGTGACTGTTAATATGCCCACAGGAGATAAGGGGCTATCATATGAACCAAAGTTGGCTTATCCTAGAAAATTAGTAGCTGGAGGCCATAATCCTTTACAGGATAATACGTTTGATCCGTTTACAACAATGTCACCATTTCCTGTATATAATGCCAAAAAGGTCATTAAAACCATGGCTGCTGCATTTAAAGATAAGGGTGATGTGCCAAGATATGTCAGTGCTTCTTTTGAAGACTTACCTAAAACGGGTGTAGTTGTATTTAATAATGATGGAGAGCCTGTTAGTGGTTGGGATCGTAGCAAAGAATTTGGCCAACAACTTTGGGACATAGGAAAAACAAAAATAGATGGATCTGCACATACTTCTTCTGATTTAGTGGGTACTGGATGGAAAACACAACGAAGACAAATTAACAGAAGAACTGCTGTTGGTAAGCCATATATTGAAGGAAGTACAATGTCTTTCAGTCCGATGTCATCCAAAGAAGATGTATCTGTTACTTCATCGGCTATGGTTTTTATTATAGGTGCCACATCATATAAACATTTTGCTGAAAGTTTTGATGCATTTTGTAAACTATTTGCTGACTTGGATGCACTACAGGCTGGTGTAACACAAAGTGTTTTAGATGCATATAAAGCCTTTACTGAACCTGAACCACAAGTTGTAAAATTAACTATGTGTGATGAACAATATGGTTTATTCGCTAAGGGTGATGTTATAAGAGGTCAGAATTATGGGGGACTCGGAACGATAACTTCTATAAATTCTACAGCTACAGCTAATTCATCCATAGTTTCTACTGTATCTGTATTACAAACAGATGATATTGGTAATACAAGAAGAAGATTTGTGGAAAAAGATATGAATGCAAAAGGTCGATATAAAGATATGGAGGTAACAATAATGCCTATTCCTACCAAAGAGACTAAAGGAATAGAATATTTTACTCCTAATGACAGCGTTTATGAACAAGAACAGAGAGGTAATTGGGGTTCAGGAGATCAATTACATCCAAATTATCAAGTTAAAGGTGTTGATACTATGTCATTTGCTAGTACTGATACTACTGTTCAGAGAGAGAAAAATCCTGAACGGACAAGGACAAATACAGCTAAACAAACAAGTAGAGTTTATCCAAAATATGGTACAGTAGCTATGCAGTCTCTAGAGTCACCGCCTGATGCCACGCCTCCAAATTTTGAAGGTATTCAAATTGGCCAAATGATTCCTGGCTGGAACGATGCATTTGAGCTGATTGAGGGTTATGTTGAACAAGTAAAGGGATATATTGCCACTTCTACGGAATTTATTCAAGATATGATTGATTCACTTAATGACCTTATAGAGTTTCTAGAAGATTTAATTAAAGCCATTCAAGACTTTTTGAAATTTTTCGAAGTAGATTTATCTAGTTCAGGGATATATTCTCTTTACATACCAGATAATGCAGGAGGAAGTTCTGGCCTGGCTAGTAAAATTCAAGCAGCTGAAGGTATGCCAGACAATTTAGATTATGCCGCAGGAATCCTATTTGTTGGGATAGGATCTTATAATGATTTATTGGGACCTATTTTCGATCCTAAACAAGGATGGAAGTAAAAGTAACTAAATAATACAGAGGATTATATGGCCACAACAAACGGAAAAGATTATATTGATTTTGATATGGAGTTTACTCCACATCCTGCGCATGGTGATCTGGTACAAGTTAAAAAAAATAATGTTATTAGTCGATCAATTAAAAATATAATGAAAACTGCTGCATATGAGAGACTATTTCAACCAAACGTAACGGGTGGTGTATCTGACTTGTTATTTGAGAATTTCGGCCCGTTGACTGATGCCAGACTCGCTAAATCAATTCAATATTCTATTGAACAATTCGAACCTAGGGCGATTGTAAAAAAAGTGAAAGTTATAAGACTAGAGGATGAAAATGCCTATCAGATTTATATTGAATATTTACCGGACAATAGTTCTGAAATTGAATCTACTGAAGTCTATTTGGAAAGGACATAGAAGGATATGGCAAGCACAGAAGGAAAATTAAACATAGCCGAATTAGATTTCTCACAAATTAAAGAAAATCTTATAGGCTTTTTACAGAATCAGTCCGAGTTTGTTGGTTATAATTTTAGGGGATCATCATTTGATGTTCTTCTCGATGTAATGGCATATAATACACATTATAATGCATATTATGCTAACATGGTAGCAAATGAAATGTTTTTAGATTCAGCTTCACTTCGGAATTCCGTAGTTGCTAGAGCAAAACATTTAGGATACTTACCAAGGTCAGCAAAGGGTTCAAAGGCGGTAGTTGATCTTACTATTACACCAACTGGTGATCCGGCCGTTATAACTATTCCTAGATTTACCCAATTTCAGGGTGATGTAGATGGTGTTAATTATATTTGGTGTACATCTAATTCACATTCTGTTAATATTAATGCAAATCTTGTTTATACTGTATCTGATGTTGAATTGACACAGGGTATACCAATTTCTTATAAATACACGGCCGCCACGGCTGATGTTGACCAAAGATATCTTCTTCCTAATGCAAATATTGACACAGATACCCTAACTGTAACAGTACAAACTTCTGAGACGGAATCCGCATCTTTTGCATATGATTTAGCAAATGATGTTACAACTGTTAATTCCACTTCTAAACATTATTTTCTAGATGCTCAAGATGATGGGCTGTTTGAAGTACAATTTGGAGATGGGATATTAGGTAAAGAAATAGCAAATGGAAATATTATCACATTAGCGGGATTAGTAACAGATGCGGGTGCTACTAATGGATGTAAAACATTTTCTGTTGTGTCTGATGTTGGTGGTTATTCGAATGTTCAGATAATTACATCGGATCCGGCTGGAGGTGGAGTTGCACAGGCCGATATACAAGAAATTAAATTTAATGCACCTAAGAGCTTTGATGCACAGAATAGATGTGTTACAACTTATGATTATGTGAGTCTAGTTAAAAGAGATTATCCTGAAGCACAGTCTGTAGTGGCATGGGGAGGAGAGGATAGTGATCCTCCAATTTATGGTAAGGTCTATGTAGCAATTAAGCCTAGAATTGGAAATGTTTTATCTTTCGCTGCAAAAGCCAGAGTAGAAAAGGCAATTTTATCTAAAAGAAATGTTGTAGGCGTAACCTCCGTGGTTGTTGATCCAGATTATATATATTTAGGATTAGATACTACAGTAAAATACGATTCATCATTAACATCTAATAGTGAAGCCGTATTAAAACAAACTGTTACATCAACAATTAGAAATTTTGTTAATACTAATTTAAAAGATTTTGATTTGGCATTTAGATATTCGAATATAGTTCGATTAATAGATGAATGTGAAGTTTCTGTAAGAAGTAATCAGACAGCTGTTTCATTAAAAAGATATCTCTATCCTTTGATAGGGTCTACTGCTGCGTATTCCCTAAAATTTTCTAATGAGATATATCATCCTTCTAATACATTCTGGGGTGCAATAACAAGTAGTAAATTTTCTTATAAAGACACAGCTAATACTGTCTGGCCAGATTGTAGATTTCAAGATGAAAATGGATATGTTCAAGTATATAGAAAATTTGGATTAGAAAGAATTCTTGTTGCGAATAATATCGGAACTATAACTTATTCAACAGGAGTAATAAATCTTACTGGATTTTTACCTGAAGAAATAAACACTATAGCAGAAGGTAATACTGAGCCTATGACTGTTACTATTATTCCCGCCTCATCGGATATAAAACCAGTCCGTGAACAAATTTTATTACTAGAAGATAGCGATATTACTGTCACTATGTTAGATGATTCTCCATCCGGAACATATGTTTCTGGTGTACATAGTAAAGTAGATGGATCAACCCTACGTACAGGATATGAGAAAGCGTAAATGGCCGATAAAATAAAAGAATCGAAGGATATCTCCGCATTAATAGAGACTCTTGTTCCTGAATTTGTAACTGCTGATTATCCGAAGATGAAAATCTTCATTGAGAAGTATTATGAATTCATGGAGTCCCATCAGGTTTATTTTGAAGGTATTGCGTTTAATGAATATAAACTAGTACAAGAGGGTGAGGATGATGCTTCACTGGAACCCGATTATTGGATTTTCGAAGATGAAATAAACAGTAAATTAATGCCTAATGGCGATCCTAATGAATTTTATGATGACCGTGTTCTAGACGGTGGTATTGTAAATCATAGAATACAACTTGAATCAGATCGTGATACCTCGAAAGATGATCAACTACAATTTCAAATCGGTGAACTTGTTTATGGTAATACTACTGACGCAGAAGCGGTTGTTACTGGTATATCTGGTAATACTATTGCATGGATAAAACCCACCACACAAACAAACTTTATATATGGAGAAGAACTTACAGGTGTATCTTCACGTGCTTGGACAACATTTGCAAATGGTGTTACGGCCGGAATATTTTCTGAAGGTTCTATAGAAGGTTTTCGTACAAGAGGGCCAATTGCGGCAACTAAAGAATTAAAAGCGTTTCAAGATATTGATACTACTGTAGAGGGATTGATTGACTCTTCTTGGAAAAAAGAATTTTATACTCATGTTCCAAAACAGGCAGAAACAGACAGAAGAAAATTACTAAAACAAATGAAAGAGGTTTATCGCTCAAAAGGTGGTGAGGCTTCTTACGATTGGTTATTCAGAGCGATTTTTGATTCTCAGGATATAGATTATTATTATCCTAAAAATGACATGATGAGGTTGTCCGATGGTAAATGGACAAAAGACAAAACAGTTAAAATTTTAACAGATACCGCAAATAATGCTCATTTATTTGAGGGTAAAGAAATTCGAGGACACACATCTAACGCCACTGCTATAGTAGAACAAACAGTTACTAAAACTGTGGGTATGACTCAAATTACTGAATTATTTCTATCGAATATTATAGAAGGTACAGGTGGTGATGGTATTACAGGATTGTTTAGAAAGTATGAAGGTGTCGAAACTCCTCCTGATGCGAATAATCAAACCGCATTGGGTTTTTGTTCTGGTATTATTTCAGATGTTACTATTCAATATGGAGGCAGTAATTATGAAATAGGAGATAGGATACAATTTGTTTCTGGAGGAGGAGCTGAAGCTAGAGGTGAAGTCACTGCCCTTGTAGATGATATTCTTAAAGGTTTTAGGATAACTGATGCTGGAGACGGATATTGTGTAGGAGATAAATTAGATTTTATTGATGGTGGCACAGGAGGAGAGGGTGCCGCAGCTACTGTGGGAACTATTATTCCAACAGGAAAACTTTTAAAGAATAGTAATATAATTAAAGATGTTGAACAACTTGCAATTAATTCTAATAACGTTAATAAACCTTTATTTGCAAATTCATCACACACATTCACTGCAGAAATTAAAGATGAGTCTGGTGCCGTTTGGGATGCAGCAGGGGCGTTTTTTACTTCACAATTCTTCAATGTGGGTGATCTTATTAAAAGACAAAAAAGAATTGATAGTACAGAAGTCTATCCTGAGGGACCCGGTAAAGGAATCACCTTAACTCAATCCGGTACAACTGTTACACTTTCTAGTGCACTTGAACATGATGAAGTTTTAGCCATCATCGGAGGAAAACTTACTTATGCAAATGGTAATAATACTATTATTGCAGCACAAGGAAATACAACTACACTTTATACTAAAGATGCACACACAATAGGTAGTGGACAGAATTTTAATATTTACTATGGAGATGAAGATCCTTGGGCACCTAGTGCAACAGTAGTTGCTGCTAATAGTGATATTCTTGTTTATACTCTTAATTCTGTCCATGTTGACGATTTAGGAAAACAAACAATAACAAATTTTTCTAATAACGATACACTTATTCTATATGATACTTCAAAGGGTGTTTTAGGTGATCCATTAAATGCAAATAGTAGTGATGCTGCATTTACACATACAGGATTTGTTTTTGATGTAGGTAATACTCCTGAGAGTGTTTCTGGTTGGAGTGTTACTTTGGGTGATGCTTTTGCGATAGGAGGCGGATATCCTGTAAATCAAACAAATACAACTTATAATGTATCTCCAATATTAACTTATACAGAACACGATTTTGGTTCTATTAACTCGTTAGCAATTACTGATGGTGGTTCTGGATATCAACGTTTGCCTATAATTACAGTAGCTAATACTTTTTTGACAAGTATAGGTAACTCAAGAGAACATACTGGTGATCCTAATTCTATACTTAATGTTAATTTACATTCTTATTCTACTGGAACAATAACACAAATTGGCCAACAAGTAACATTAAGTGGTGGTTATTTTCCTACTGGTGCCATTACTACTGCAAATGGCGTTGGCTCATCCGAAAATAATTTATTACATATAACATATGCTAATGGTGTTCAAAACTATATCACAAATGTAAGTAGTAATACAATAGTTACTGTAGCTGATACACCTGATAGCGATATCTCTACCCCAGAAGCATACACACTTACATATATGGCAACCGCAAATACCTTCGCGGCCCATGATCTTATCTATAATGATGATTATTCTGCGAGAGCACGAGTATTAGATTTTATAGATGAACCTGCAGTAAATACATTTCCTAGATCGATAGGTAAATCTTATGAAGGATCTTATGTAGAGCGACCCGGTCAGACCAACTATATGAGAAGAAATATACTTCATGGTAATACCTCTCTCAGAGTTGATATGTTATCTACCCAAGAGTTTTCTGGTGAACTTTCTTTTATATCTGCCGAGGGACCTCCTGATGCATATGGTGATCCACATAGAATAGTTTTTGAGGATCTTTCTGCAATTTTCCCAGAAGATTCTGTAACATTCATGCATACGGAAGATGGAGACATCATCATAGCAGAAGATGGTTCTTATATCTTTGCAGAAGATAATGGAAGTGACCGTATTACGGCATTTGATGGTTTGTCAACAATTACATATAGTACCGGAACTATTACTCAATCTGGTAACGTTATTACAGCGGTAGATGGAACAACAATTTTTCCAAATGAGATACCTTATAGTACATTTTCTTATGCAAACAGTTTAACAACAACTGTAGTAGCACATACAAATTCCTCGTCAATTATAGTTGATAGTTCTAGAACTATATCTACAGCTGAAACATTTTCTATTAATTATCACCCTGCTGCATATCATGGTGAGACTATTGGTATAACTGCTGTTTCACATCAAGCAAACCTAACGGTAACAGTAACGGAAACAGGACATACTAAAAATAATTCCGATAAAGTTAAAATAGAAGGATCAACTAATCTTATTTTTAATGGTATTTTTGATGTTTTACCCGTAGATTCTAATACGTATAATTATATGCTCGCAGAGGAGACATCATTACAACCTGCTGGAGCACTTACAACTAAACTTGTAAAAACTTCATATCTTGATACCGCTAATGCGGCAATGATTGATACTTCATTGAAAGGTAATAATGCCGTTGTAGAAGTTTCTAGTGTTGCTGCTGGTTCAATTAAAGCTATAGACATTACAAATGTTGGCGCAGGATATTCATCTTCACCTAGAGTTTTAGCAACTGATGGCGATAACAACGCACAAATTACAGCTGTTGTTGGAGCATTTGCACAATATCCCGGAAAATATAGAGGCACTCAAGGTCGATTAAATGATGCACCAAAAATTCAAGATAGTAGATATTATCAGAGTTTTTCTTATGTACTGAAAGCTCCTATTGATACTACAAAATATAGAGCACATGTGGATAGGTTGGTTCATCCCGCCGGAATGAAAATGTTCGGTGAATTAGCAATATATCTTAAAGCATCTGCTGAACTTTTTACATCAGGATTCCATGCCGGATCGGGTAATAGGCAAGGACCCGGAAAACCTTCGGATGTGGATGATTATGATGATTCAGGATATGAACTTGGTCGTCCATTATATGAACAATTACATACAAGAAGATATCATCCTATTATAATAATTAATCAACCTCCAAATCTTCCTGCACAGATTACAACATATCGACAGCCTGAAATTGAGGTATATACACATGATACTCCATATCATGCAATGGATGGTAGAATAGTACATAGAGGAAATGTAAATCTAATAAGAGAAGATTTTAGAGATGTTGAATCTATGGTACGTGCTTCAGGAACACAGTTATCATTTATATTGAATGCTGTCGGAAGTAATAACGACCAATTTGAAGTTGGTGAGGAAGTATTTCAGGGAACATCATGGTTTACTAGAATTAGAAAAGCAGAAGTGGCCGGATACAATCATGCCACTTTAACGTTAACCCTTATTAATATGGATCCTGTAGGAGATTTCGATTTAAATATGGATATTCGTGGTTATATTTCAGGAGCCGAATATCCTATTCTTGAAGAAACCACAAGACCAATGGGTGATATTACAGAAATTGCTCATAGTATGGAAATAGGAGATGAAGTACAGATTACAAGAGCGGATGGTGCAACAGCTGACTTTTGGAATGGTAGTTATATAATTCAAACCATCCCAGATGCTAATACATATCAAGTCTTTTTATCAAGATATGGTAAAGATGGAGATCCTTATGGTGATCCGGGAGAGGGTGCGCAAGCTACAGCACAAACAGCTTATGGTGGAGCTTATCTAAAAGTAGAAACAAAAGCAGTAGCAAATGTTTGGAGAATGAGTGCTCAGGATTATGGATCTCCATTTCATGGTGATATTCTTCATGAAGATGATGTAATAGATGGTGTAACATATAATTGGAAGACATTATTAGAAGAGGGTGATACCTACTTGCTTCCAATGGTAGAATTTCCTGAAGCAGAATCAGGAACAGTTACGATTGATATGAGTTTTAGTAGTGATCTTATGTTAGAAGATCATATCAATCCCGATACAGGAAATCATGAAGATGGATATGTTCTAGCAGAAAATCATGGGACAATGGGAACAGGCCCACAAAGATATATTTCTCTAGAAGATGATACAGAAGGAATACAATGGAGTCATGAGAGAGGACATCTTGGCCATGAGACTATGAGTATTCCTTATATGGAAACAACTGAGGTTATTACTGTATATGAGAATTTCGGAGATAATTTAAGATTAGAGGATGGTTCACATTTTATAGAAGAAGGAGATGAAACATCTCGACCTCTATCGAGATTTATGATTGAAGGTAGTTTACCGGGACATCGTTCTACTGAAGCTGAACAAGTTCTAAGACCATTTGGTGAAATAGAATTTGTAAAGGATTGGACTGATCCTCTTACCGGAACAGAAGGCTCTTTATATGGTGGAAATAATGAAGTGAGTTCGGGCTGGGCTCCGGCCGCAGCTCTTGGAGTGGAAACGGGGCCATTTATATATGAAGATGGTACCGAGATGGGATTAGAGGAAGGTGGATCTTTACAAACATCACCTCCGGGTGAACCCGAAGAAGGAAGTTTGAGAGAATATGAGTTTAATCTTTATGAAAATGTTGGAGATAATTTAAGATTAGAGGATGATTCTCACATGATCGCTGAGGGTGATGAGACTACAAATGTATTGTCTAGATTTATAATAAGTGACACAAGCGAGAAACATTTTAAAACTCCTGTTGGTGAAGTTGAATTTGATCTTTATCATTATGCTATGGGAGGATTAAGACTTGAAGATGGTTCTCATTTTATTGTAGAAGGTGATCCTACTACAGATTTAGCAAGATTCAGAACAGAAGATTTAACCCATAAGATTCCTGGCATTGGTGAGATTGAATTTCAGTTAGCAAATGCTAATACTCAACCCTCATTGAGTCAACATGAGGAACAAGTTGAAGTACACTTAGTAGCAGATCGTACTTATTTTAATTGGCATATAGTAACAGAAGATGATAATCATATTATTAATGAGGTCATTACAGAACAATGGGATCAAGGAACGAAATTTGCGTTAGAAAATAATTATTTAAGTACATTTCAATATCCCGGAACAGAACATGTAATAGATAAATCTGGAATTTATTCTGATAACCCAATGCGTGTTCACCAGTTATTACAATTTACAGGCCTAACAATCGGCGGGCCTTGGATGTCTAGACAAATAGGATCTCAAACTTTTGGTTGTCAAGTTGGGCGTTGTCGAGGTTCTAGACAAAAATATCAAGATGGTGTAAACCACACAGGCGACCCATTTTATCGTGGTGATTTAGGAAAATTTGGTGAGGATCGAACATTAGATGGTGATGCATATAGACAAAATTATGGTGAAGCTGGAAGTATAGTTTCTGGGCCAGGACTCAATATGAACCATCCGGGCCGTATTGGATTATTTAACCAATATTGGGAGTTAATGTCAATACATCATCCTATAATGCTTACGGGGCCGGCATGGTGGAAAAAATTTGAAATGACAACAACCACAATTACGAGTACACCCGTAATAACACATTGGAGTCCAACTGCTAATTCTCAAGTAGAACAATTTTTTTCAGAAGTTACAAATCGGAAACCGCCAGGAAGAAAAGTACAAGATGGATTTTTTGAACTTGAAGCACTTACTGATGTGGGTGGAGGTTATTTTGTTTTAGAAGAATTTCGTTCATCTAATGACGGTAGAACAGGAAGAATATTAACAGATTATGAGATATCAGTTAAGGGTGCTAGTACTTCTTCTACCACATTTAATCAACCGACCGGACAAATTTCAATGGCCGCCGGAGGAACAACAGTAAATGGAACTGATACACTATTCCAATCTCAACTTTCTTCTGGTGATATAATTCAGACTTTTTCTGAAAATGTTATTGTAGAAGATGATGAGGGTATAGTTATGGAATCTGATGAAAGAATAGAACATGAAGATGTTACTATTGAGGGATTAGTACAATATGCCGATTCCGGAGAGTTAGCATTTCATTGGAATACACCAATGGAAAGAATTCGTTGGTATATAGCTACAGAAGAGACTTACGGACATTGGGGTAATTATTATCCCGGCACAGGCTATGACCAAGAAACGAAAGAGGATACGCCGGGCTCTTATTATCTATGTGGAGAAGAGTCCATATATGAACAAGAGATTGGTTTAGAAATAAATACTCCACATGATTCATCAGGAGAAGCAAATAAAGTAATTGCATCGGAGTCTACGTGGGAACAACAGAATTTACTCTTAGAAGATGGATGGAAATTATTATTAACAAATCAAGCAGAATTTAGGGTTGAATCAGTTACAAATGATACAACAGCTACAGTAACACGGGGCAGTATCGATGGTACCGGATCCGTGCCGTTTTGGAGACAATCAACTGAAATAGAACGCTCAGCTTCCATTTCAGGTTTACATTATTAACTTGTATAAATATAATGAGATTGAAAATTTTAACAAAAACATTAATATAATTCAGAAGGAGACAGTAAAATGCCTGCTATAGTAACCAATAAATTTAGGATTCATAATGCAAAACAGTTTGTAGAGGCATTTGATGAAGTCGCAGCTACATCCGGTGATGCAATCGTGGATTCTAGTGGGTTATTGACTACCAACATGTATCTTTTCATTGGTAAGGTAACCCCATGGACAGACGACACACAACCCCCTACTCCTACAGATTCAGTATCTAATACTGTCTACAATCATTGGAGAGATATGATTGCAGCCAAGAGGATCGGGCCAGCTGATGTTAGTCACGTTGTACCTCGTTATAACTGGACATCAGGACAAAACTACTTTGCATATACACACGCAAATAATACATTATTTGATCAGACATTTTATGTCATGAACGAAGATTATAATGTATATAAGTGTCTTGCAAATAATAACGCCGGAGGAACTTCTACTACTGTACCTTCCGGAACAGGAACTTCTTTTATCACCACGGGTGATGCATACAAATGGAAGTTCATGTATCAAATTTCAGCAGCAAGAGCTCTTAAGTTTGTAACACCTAGTTACATGCCCGTACAGAGAGTACGTAAAGCTAACCTTGCGATTGCTAATACTACAGATTCTTCAATGCAGTATGATGTTGAGATCGCAGCAAATACTTCAGGTAATGGTGCGATTGAAATAGCACATGTAACTAATGGAGGAACCGCCTATAAATTTGAAACTGGAGCAGTTCAGTCAGGATATGTAGAAACTGGAACCACAGCTAAAATTGTCGGTACTGGTTTAGCAACTGATGATCTAGTTGATAGCGATATCTTCTTTACTTCAGATAGTGGTAGTGGAGTAACAGGAAAAGGCGGAAGAATTACCGCATACGATGCTACTACTCAAGTTGTAACTTGGACACCTGCACTTTCTGGTGCATCAGTTCCAGCAGATGCTGATGGTTATTCTATCGGGCCAGCTGTTACCATTACGGGTGACGGACATGGTGCGAATGTTAGAACAACTAATACTGTATCTGGAGTTATTGGTGATGTAGTTGTAGTTGCTGGAGGTAACAATTATGGTAACGCAGTTGCTACAATTTCCTCAAATGGTGGTTCATCGGGAGCCATTTCACCAATTATCGGGCCACGTGGCGGACACGGAGATGATGCGACAGAAGAACTCGGTGGATTTTTCGTAATGGTCAATAGCCGATTAGAATATGGTGAATCAGGAAACTTTACTACAAACAACGATTTTCGTAAGATCGGACTTTTGGCACAACCTAATTATGCCAATGGTGATGTTGCTACTGCAACAATAGTTGACCAAGCAGTAACATTCACTATTCAAACTTGGAATAGTACAGCATTTGCTGAAGATGAGTTGGTAACCGGAGGACAATCTGGTGCGACTGGTAGAGTCATTGACTTTAAGAGTAATACAACTATTCGATTAGCTGATGTTACAATGGGTGGTAATACTACCGCAGGATTTGATGGTATTACTGGATCATTCCAAGCAAATGAAACAATTACGGCACCAAGTGGAGCTCAGGCAAATACTTCAGCCATTACAGGCGGAGATTTAGAAAAATTCTCTGGCGATGTTCTTTACATAGAAAATCGTTCACCTGTTACAAGAGCTGATGACCAAATCGAAGATGTGAAATTGATAATTGAATTCTAGTATTTAATTATTTGTTCATTAAAAATAAATTTAGGAATTATTTAAATGCCATTATCTACTAATTTTAATGTTACGCCGTATTATGATGATTTTGATGAATCTAAAGGTTATTATCGTATACTTTTTAAGCCGGGTTATGGAATTCAGGCAAGAGAGCTTACTCAATTACAAACTGCATTGCAAAATCAGATTGATAAGATAGGCTCTCACAATTTCAAAAATGGTGAAAAGGTATTAGGCGGTGATATTACTTTAGATACAGATGTTCATTCTCTACAGTTAGAGATGCAATATCTTGGCGAAAATATCAATGCAGCCTCCTTTGTAGGAAAGACCGTTGTAGGTGTAACTTCAAATGCTAGAGCGAGAGTTGTAGCATCACAAGCACCTACAAGTCTTTTACAACCCATTCTAATGTTTCATTATATGGGTGGTGATACCTTTGCTGACGGTGAAATTGTTCAAAACGAAGTAGTTCCTCCCACGGATCCTGATACTTTCGCGACAACTATTAGTTTAGATGGACCCTCTGCGATGGCTAATGCCGTTGCAAACGGTTCTGTTGTTAGTATGGATACTGGTATTTACTTTATTGATGGTCATTTTGTTCTTTGTCCTGCAAATACTTTAATACTCGACACGGCCAATACTGCGCCTTCTGGTAGAATTGGCCTTGAAATAACAGAAACAATCAAAACAAGTGATGATGACAATTCTTTATTGGATCCGGCTGACGGAACCTTTAACTATGCCGCACCCGGTGCAACTAGACTTGATATTGCATTATCCTTAGTAAAAAAAGAAATTAATGTTACTGACCCAATCTCACAAGTAGCAGACCCAAATTTTATACACCTATTGAAAATTATAGATGGTGTGAAACATGAAAATGTTAAATACCCTGTATATAATGCAATAGAAAAAACACTTACTAAAAAATCACATCAAAAATCAGGAGACTTTACAACTACTCCTTTTGATTTAAAATTATCCGCACATAGAGGTATATCCGGAACAACAGCAAACTCTGGATTAGATGGAACAACTCTATATGGAAATAATACACGTTTTACTACAGAGTTGAGTATTGGCGATAAAATATATTTAGGATCCAATGTTACGGCAGCTGAAGTAAGTACAATAGCAAATAATTCAAGATTAACAGTTACTTCTACACTTTCTTCTGCGACCGAAGGATTAACAATCTATAATGAATCAGAAATACAAGCAGGCTTAAGTTCTGGTAAAGCAGAGATTGATGGTTATGAATATGAAAGTGTTTCTACTGAATATCTTGATATTGATAAAGGGCGTGGTACAGCCACAGACGCCGGTTATAGTATGGGAGTTGAAGTTGGTAACTATGTTATAATTGATAATATGAATAAATTTCTTGATGTGGGAACACATGAGATTGTTCATTTACATGCAGCTAAAGTAGCAGATATTAATGTTACAACAAATGCAGAATATTTAGCAACACAAACAGGAACCGCGAGAATTCGTGGTCTAAAATGGGATTCTTCTTCTGGAAATACTTCAGCCCCTGATACCAACCATTCAAATTATCGAGCATATCTTTATGATATCGATACTTCAAATTCTGTAGCAGGTACGGTTGGCGCAGCGATTGCAAATACAACCCATGTAAAATTATTCACCGATGATACTTCTTTTGTAAATACTACTTATGTTGGTGCAACTATTACTGTGAATACTGTTAATGGTGTTGATTCTACTAGTGATATCAGATTAATAGACGAATATATTTCAAATACTACAGGACATTGGGCTACTGTTAATACAGCGATTTCACAAGCAACTATTGCAAATAGTACATATGAAATTTCATTTACTATAGGTGATACTAAATCGTTGACTGTTGCAGATTATTCAATTACCTTACCGGGTGCATCTGCAACCATAAATTCTTATGCTGATATTTCTGCAACTGGCAAAACAAATGATAGTGATTCTGGTAGATGTATATTAAAAGATACAGATTCGGGTTCTTTAGTTTACCCTTTACCACAGAGTCCCGTTAAAGCAACAGTAATAACGGCCAATACAGTAAATTATCAGTTTAAGTTAGTTGAATCAAATCTCACTTCTGATGCAGCCGGTAAATTAACTGTAACATTAGCAAATCCAAATTATGAGTTTTTACCCAAATCAGGAACACTAAATTCCACAGAAGCGCGTGAGGGTTATATTGTAGTTGTTAAAGAGGCGGATGCCGGAGGTGCAACTACAGCACAAACATTTGTTAATGCTGTTTCTGCAGGAAGTTCTCTTCCAAATGCTTCAGCTTCGATAGCAAGAGATTTGTTGGATGGTGATTGGTTAGATTTGGGTGCTACAGATGATGCGGGAACAAGTATTCGACCCGTTGTTATAAGTTCTGATTTACATACAGCTGAAATACATTGTAATACTTCTTCTGCTTTTACTGCTGATATTATATATTGTGCTTCAAGTTCAACAACAAGAAAAGAGCCGGGGCCCAGGACAAAAACTCTAGTGGGTGGTAATGGTTCACATATTGGTGCATTTGCCGGAGGAAATCCTACAAATCATTTAGCTAGTGGCCAGTTTTATTTTACAGATCCTAATATAACACAAACTTCTACAGATGAATTATTAGTTTCTGATGGTTTTAATCTAGTAAAAGTTGTTGATTCTGGAGTAGAATCTGTTCCTGTATCAAATGCAATGATGACCGCTACCGCGAATGATATCACTCACATGTATGAATTTGATACCGGCCAACGAGATAATTTTTATGATCATTCAAGAATTAAATTAAAGCCCGGATATTCTGGTCCCGCAGGACAAATTATGGTTGTCATTGACTACTTTATTTGGGACGGCGCTGTTGGATATCATTCTGTTGATTCTTATCCTACAGCGGGATCATGGAATCAGAAAGATACAACAAGTACTAAAGTATTCGATTATTCTTCAATACCCGAATTCGAAAGTTCTACGGATGGTAAAACATATAAATTACGAGACTGTATAGATTTACGGCCTCGAAGAGAAAATGAATCTAATGATTTTAAAGCGAATACTGCTGCATTAGAAGCAATACCTACTCCTTTACCAAATGGTGTTCTTCTTGCTGATGTTCAGTATTATCTCCCAAGGGTAGATAAAATTTCATTAACTAAAGATCGCAAATTTAAAATTATAAAGGGTACTCCTTCATTAAATCCTGTGCCACCACCGGATAATCCAGATTCAATGACATTATACACATTGAACATACCCGCATATACATTTAGTCTTAATGATATTATTACAAGATATGTAGATAATAAACCATTCTCTATGCGTGACATTGGCAAGCTAGAAAAAAGAATTGAAAGATTGGAATATTATACTTCATTATCATTATTAGAAAAAGAAACAGCCGCAAGGAATTTTACACGTAATAGTGCAAAAAATACTACATTTAACATTAAAGGTAATGCATTTAAAAATGGTATATTAATAGATTCATATAGTGGCCACTCTGTTGGAGATGTTTTAAGTAGTGACCATAACATCTCAGTAGAATATGCAAAGAAAGAAATGCGACCCGGTTTTTATTCAGATAATTACAAATTTACTTATGATGTGTCATATAGTAATAACGTAATAAAAACTGGTGATTTGGTTACTCTACCATATACTGATGTTGACTTTGTACAACAACCTATGTCTAGTAATACAGTAGTAGCAAATCCTTTTAATATTATTAACTTTGTTGGAAATTTAAAAACATGGCCTTCCTCTGATGTATGGTATGATCAAAACACTCGACCTACTATTATAACAAACTTAGAGGGTCAACATGATAACTGGAAATTAAGTGAAACTAATGGTTTCGGTTCTCAATATAATGATTGGGAAACGAATTGGGCCGGTACTGAAATAACAGAACCTGCGGTATTAGGAATAGAGTCTAAAGGAAAGACTTATGAAGAGAAGAGAACAACAACAGAAGTAAATGATTCTAAAACACGACTCGGAATACTTCCTACACCTCCAGATGCTATTCTCAAAACTGTAGGAAAGAAAGTTGTTGATACTACTGTTGTTCCTTTTATCAATAGTCAACATGTTCAATTTATGGCAAAAGGATTACGACCTCTTACCAATGTATATTCCTTTTTCGGATCAACTAATGTTGGAGATATTACACGTCCTGCAACAATATTAACTCTTGGTAGTGTAGACGGCACATTTCAAATAGGCGAAACACTTACTGATGCAGCAAATAATCAATGTACAGTTTTGATGACAACTAATGTTATTTCTAATGTTGCGACTGTTTTAATTTCTAATATAACTGGTAATGCCACATCTACTTCCGCCTCTCCTTATGGAGCAGCAAATGGTATAACTGTTGGAACAAGAGAACATTTTCCAGATACAGTAGGGAATGCAACTTACGTATTTGCATCAGGTAATACTATTACCGGTGGTTCAAGTGCGGCTACTGCATCTATTACTCTTGCAACAAAATATTCTGTCGGCACCGCTAATGGTATTATGAGGACAGATAAAAATGGACAAATCGCCGGAGAAATTCTTATATCAGATGGTACTTTCCGTACTGGTGACAATCTTCTTAGAATTACTGATAGTAGTTTAGATAATGTTGCAGCAACTGTTGCAGTAGCCGAAACTAAATGGTCAGCTAAGGGTGTATTAGATTCTCATTCAGCAGAATATGTGTCTACTAGAGAAATAATTAATCGTAGAGAAATACCAGATGAAGAAAGATTATTTTCAGATACTACTGTTAGAGAAACAGAAAAGACTAATTGGTTGAATCCTATAGCACAAACATTTTATGTAGATGGTAGTAATTTTCCAAAAGGACTATTTCTAAGAAGTGTAGATTTGTATTTTGTAGAAAAGGACATATATCTACCGATAACAGTACAACTACGTCCTGTTGTTAATGGATTTCCTAGTACTTCAAAAGTAATTCCATTTAGTGAAGTGACATTAAATCCTGATTCTGTTGTTACTAATGCGATAGCAAATTCAGCTTCAACTTCAAGTTATACAAGATTCACTTTTGAATCTCCAGTATTCTTACCTCCAAATGAATATGCACTTGTAGTTAATACTAATAGTACAGATTATAAACTGCATATAGCTGAAGAGGGATATATTGCAATAGGAACGGATGCCACGAAGATTTCTAAACCCACTTACATTGGTACACTTTATAGACCCCAAAATGCGGGATGGTGGGGAACGAATCTAGATGAATATTTAACATTTAGAATGAAGAGAGCTGAGTTTTCAATAGGACAAGGTGGATCAAATAACTTTGCAAAAATGGTTGTTCATTGTAATGGCGCATATGGTAATACAGCAAATGTTGATGTTGATGAATTTAATGTTAGTACTTCTTCATTGGATTTTAGTGATACTGAGACGGTTTGGAAATACGTTGCTTCCAATAATTCATATTCTATGGATGACACAAAAGAGGGAACGGCGGTATATACAGAACTTTCTACTAATCAGAATTATAAATTAAAAGATCGAAAGAGAATGATTGCAACTTCTAATGGAACATTTAGATTGCGAGCAGAAATGACTTCTGCAAATTCACATGTTTCACCTGTGATTGATCTTGATCGATTAAATATGACCACCGTTAAAAATATAGTTGATAATGGAGAGTTATCTGATTCAGATATAACAGTAATGGTTAGAGGATCAGGTTATGAAAATGTAGAACCACAATTTGTAACTGCTACATTAGCTGGCGGTGGAACAGATAACGTAGCCACATTAAATGTTCATGTTTCTGTAACAATGAATTGTAATTCAAACTCAACAACAATATCTAGTGGAAATAGTGCATATACTGTAGATGGAAGTAATCCCGGACAGTTTATTGTTGGCGAAGCTGTGATGGCAAATACCGCAGCTGATGTTAATGCGAATAATAGTGGTATATATGGAGTTATTGATTCAGTAACATATGTCGATGGTGATCCTTTGAATAACGTTGCTACCGTTACTATTAAGACAAGCTCGAATAACCAAGGTATGCTTGCAAATGGTAAGTTAATTTGGGCGAATCCAAATGCACAGACAAATGCAGCAACTGGATTAGAGTCATCTTGTAGTAATACTAAGATGCAAGTATTAATAGCAAATGGTTATGTTTCAAATGTTGTAGTAGTTGATACAGGAACAGGATATACGAAAAATCCAACAGTTACTATTACAGGAATGCCAGCTGTTACAGGATCTATTAATGCCGCAGTACAATGTACTGGAGAGGAACGTAATAGTGGTGGCCCAATAACTTCTAAGTATATTTCTAGAAGAGTAACACTTAAAGAGGGATTTGATGCCTCAGATATGAAAGTTGTACTAAGTGCTTATAAGCCAAAAGGTACAGATATTCATGTATATTATAAAGTACATTCTGAAGCTGATCCTGAAGAATTTGATTTGAAAAATTATACATTAATGTCTCAAGAAACCAGTGCCGGAACATTTTCTAGAGGAGAGGATGATTTTCAAGAGTTTGTTTATAAAACAGTAAATGAAACAACAGAATATTCTTCAAGTGGAGCCTTGTATGACTCATTCAAAACCTTCTCAGTTAAGATATCAATGGTTGCTAATACAAGTTATGATATGCCAAGAGTAAAAGATTTAAGGGCTATAGCGTTGGATTAATATGGGAAGACACTTACAAACTGATGATCCTAGATATGTTAGAGATGCAGAATCAAAAGCTTTATTAAGTACTGATTATAATGCATTACAACAACATAGGCAACAACGTAAATATTTTGAGAGTCAGCAAAGAGATATAAATATAATGAAGGATCAAATTGAAAATTTAACAAAAGTAACTGAAGAGATAATAGAAATGAAATCACTTCTTAAACAAGTAGTAGGAAATAACTGATGACTGCAAATGTCCAGATGTCTGAAACGTTTTCGCAACAGGCAACAAAAATTAACGAATTAGCAGTAATGACACAAGATGATGGAATGAATAATTTCATCAAGGTATTAGATACTACAAATTCTACAAGTAATACCACGGGTTCAATTATTACTGTGGGTGGTGTTGGAATTGGTAAATCTGTTGTTGTTGGGGAACATCTTAACGTACATGGAAATATACACGCAAATGGTAATATCACATCCGATGGTAGTTTAACTTTTGGTGATGCTGATACTGACAATGTTGTATTTGGTGCAGATATAAATTCACATATAATACCTAATACCGATGATACTTATGATTTAGGTTCATCTACACAAAAATGGAAAGATTTATATGTAAATGGTGTTGCTTATGCTGATTCTATA